GCAGGTCCGCCAAAAAAGATAGACCACTTAGGTATGCTTCTTCTCATCTGAGATTTATGACTGCGATACCCCCATGTCCAAGAGGAGTCTAGGAGATATTTGTATAGTTCAGTTGCCCTAAATTCGGGCAACACATTTTCATGATAAAACAAAATTAGAAACCTAAGTGTGCTGCTGCAGAAGTTAAGAAATTGTCTACAAATGTTTGTGCTTGAGAAGCACTGATAGTACCTACAGTTTGACCGTTAGATACTAGAGCTGTCCAAACAAAACCGTTAATTACTGTTGCTTGGTATTGAGAGTAATCATTATCGGAATTAGAAGCATAATCAACAGTTGCAAAACCATCAGTAATATCTCCACTCCATCTAGTACTGCTAACAGAACAATACAAGTGCATAACGCCTGGATCTGAGTTCTGATTCCATGCTTTGTTTACTAACCATGCGTTAACCTTATCAAAACCTGCAACACTAGCATTAGCATATACTGTAATTGAGTTCGGTGTTCCTCCACCATTGTCAGCACCTAAGTTACCACTTCTTGACCAACCATATGTAGTAGTCGTATCTTTTGGAGCAACTGCAATCGCAACCAGTGGCCAAGAATATCCAAGTCCTTGATATTTAATATCTGAATATGTACTACGACCACTGTTGTAACCTATATTTCCACTCGCACTTCCATTTTTTCTTACCTGAGTGTAGTTACCACCGTCATACATATCAGACTGTGCATCAGAAATGTAAGTATCACTAGCATCCGTTTCATATTGATAGTTCGTGCCACTTGCTGCCCAAGTAGTTTTTTGACTTGACATGTGACTAATAAACGCATCAAAACCACTATTATCGTATAAATTAAAGTCCTTAAGAAGAGAACTAGAGCTACCAGTAGCTACTCCAAATTGTTCCCACCCAGAACCATTATATACTTCAAAAAGATCATCAGTGGTATTAAATCTAATCATACCTGCACTAGGACTAGAGGGTCTCTGTCCTGTTGTGCCTTTTGGAATTGCTATTTGAGAATCAAAACCACTAACAGACAGTGAACCATTAACATTTAAGTTAGCATTCGTATCCATTTCGATCTCAAATGTGGGATCGTGTCCTTTAATTGAATCTACTTTAACGTTACTCATGGTTATAATCCGAAATGTGTTCTTGCATCATTCAAGAAATTATTTACAAAAGTTTGTGCCTGACTGACAGTGATTTGTCCTACAGTCTGACCATTAGATACTAGAGCTGTCCAAACAAAACAGTTTGTTGATGTTGTTTCATATTGAGAGAAATCATTGTCAGATGAACTAGAGAAACTCTGAACTGTAGATCCATTAGAAACAACACTCTGCCAAGCATTAGCACCAACAGTGCAATATAAGTGCATAACACCTGGATCACTATTCTGATTATATGCTTTGTTTACCAACCATGCATAAACTGGACTGAATCCACTGACTGTAGCATTGTTATATACCGTTATAGCATTTGGTGATCCTCCACCACCATCAGCACCTAAGTTACCACTTCTTGACCAACCATATCTAGTGCTTGTATCACTAGGAGCAACTGCGATTGCAACCAGTGGCCAAGAATATCCAAGTGGAATATATTTAATAGTACCATAAGAATTAGGAACTACACTACTATATCCAATATTACCACTTGCACTCCCATTTTCTCTGACCTGTGTATAGTTACCATTGTCATACATATCAGACTGAGCATCGCTAATTCTATCATCACTAGAATCTGTTTCATATGCGTAGTTAGTACCGCTTCCAGCCCAATTAGTTTTTCGTGCTTGCATATAAACAGCAAAAGAAGCGAGATCAGCATTTTCATATAAACTAAATGGAGGACCACCAAGTAGTATCCATTCACTTCCACTATAGAATTCAAGTTTGTTTATCTGTGTATTATATCTCATGTAACCTGCTTGAGGTGATGCAGGTCTGCCAGCAGTATTTCCCGTTGGTAATTGTAATGCACCCGTATTTCTCATGTCAATACAACCCTCTGTCCCGATCCTAAGATCATTACCAGGTGGGACGCTTACCTGATTAAGAGAAGCACCAATTCCTTTTAACTTACCGACTTTAAGTTGACTCATTAATTAAGATTCCTCCACTCACCATTAGCATACATTTGCATTTTATTCTCTTCTGTATTGAAATATAATGACGCTTCAGCAGATTTTATAGGTCTCTGTGCTGATGTACCTGAAGGAGTTGGCATATATGACTGCTGACTTATATTAAATAAACCTCTGACAACCAAAGTGTCCTCTATAGTAACTCTGAAGTTTGGAGAATTACCTACTAAATTTGCGACTCTGAGTTCCATTATACAACACTCCAACTCCCAGTGGACTCGATAGTTATTGTATATCCATTCGCGATAGTAATAGGACCTGAACTCATGCCATTAGCAAATTCAGCACCAGCAGTAGTTCCTATTGTAATATTTTCAGAAATTGTAGTTTGGTTTGTTCTTATAACACTATTTTCTCCCAGTGCTGGTCCTCCACCTGCAACGTTTGCCCAACCTGCAGATCCAGTTCCATCATCTGCCTTGTAGATTTCAGCAGAATCTAGAGACGTGTTAAATCTCAGAGTTCCAACAGAAACACCAGTAGGTCTTTGTGCTGTCGTACCTGAAGGTATCCTCAATACACTGTTCGTATTGAGGAAATTTAATGTTGTTATAATTGCTTGAGTAGAGTCGGCAATCTGATTGCCACTAATCTTAGTAATTGCCATTGGTTAATACAATCCTCCGTATTATTTAGATAGGTAATTCAAGGATATGAATCGTATCTGTAGATTGTGGAGCATCTCCAGAAGAGAATACTACGTTAGCACCACCAGAATCGACTGTATAGTTGGTGCCAGCAATTTGTGCAACACCATTTAAGAATACTAGAAGTGAATCATCAGTATGCTGAATACCACCAGAGTAAGTTGATACTGCAAAGGTGAGTGTTGAACCATCACCTGTATATGTTTTAGTTATATACTTACCAGCAGATACACCACCACGTCCAGTTACAACTAAGTCACCATCAATATATGCAGATCCATTAGTCTTAATTCTATAAGTTGAATCAGGTGCAACACCAAGACCGATATGTCCTGTGCCATCTGTCGCAACATTAATTTCACCTGTATCTGTTAGACCAAACTCTTTCCAGTTTCCACCATAATATATCCAACCAAGAGATTTACCAGGTGTCCAGTTAATATTGTAAACAATATCTCCATCGCCAGGTGTATCATATCCTGTAATACCTGCGAAACTTGGTAGTCCACTCGCATCTTCGGGTGCTAGTAATGTTTGTTTTAGAACAGTACCATCTTGGTTGAAGTATGTAATCTTCTTCGCTTGAAGATTATTAGTGAAGGTTGTTAGTCCTTGGAATGTAACAGGACCTGCAAAGATAGATTCTAACTGGTTTGATGCACCACCAATTACAGTCAACTTATCAGTCAGAACAACCTCAGAGAAAGTTTCAATGGTTGTATTTTCTTCACCAATAACATTTAACTGTGCAATATCTTCGTTAGTAATCTGACCTGTAACAGGGTTGATAACTTGGTTACCAATAAACAGGTCACCATTTGAGTTAAGACCTGAGTAGAAAGAAACTCCTCCTTCTTCTTTAATAGACTGTGAGAATCTAATCTGCTCTTGACTTAAAGTCTCTACCTGTGTTTGAGGGAATGCAGTTGAGTAGTTACCTGGACCAAAACCAAGATATTCAAACGTATGGTTACCAGATCTTAGAATAGAATGTCGTCTAAACTCTACGTTGATAGGTGCTACATTTCCATCATTAGTCTCTCTAATATTAATCTTTCTTGTCTCCTCATCACCTGCTCGTGCTGTCAATTCAACACCAGATAGTCTATTGTTGATAGAATCATAGTTTGGAGTTGTACCTGGTTGTGTCCATCCAGTATCAGTCAGTAAGAATTGTATTCCTTCTTTAGTAATAGATCTCTTTGGATCTTTTGCAGGTGTTGGAGTTGCTCCATCAGTTGCATTTACAAGACCGATAGTAACATTATCAGCAACAGATATAGCAGCAAGAGGATCAGCGACTGGATTATCTCTATCAAATGTAGGATAAACTTCGTTTACATTCTGACTGAACTTTCTATCATTAAAGTTAGAAGTTGAAGGTGTAATGGATCCACATAAAAGAGTTAAGTAGTATATACCATCATTGACACCTCTTTCAAATGCTTGAACAACTTCAATATCATAAATGTAGAAACATTTTCCTAAGTTATATGATGTAGTATCACTATTCAAAGGTTGCATCACGAAACCAGAGATAGGATCTCTAGGTAAAGGATTAGATTTGTCCTTATCAATTACAAGTCTTACACGATAAGTTCTATCTTGTAAGTCTCTTGGATCGGGGATCCTCTTCAAGAATGTTGTAGGTGTGAAGTTTACAGTGTTGTATTGTGTATTCGTTGATAATGTAGTATAGATTTCATTGCTAGTTGAACTGACTGATAGATACCATCCACCGACTGTATTTGCTACACCACCGATTGTATATGTTGTGCTGTCATACTGAATAGGAGATCCTGCTGCACCTGCTGCCACACCAGATACACTAGGTCCAAAAGGTGTGATGCTTGCAGTCTGAACAGTTGCTTCAGTTGCACCATTAGCAACCAATAAACAATTTAACTTATCTGCAACTGCACTTGCACCAGTTCCGTCTTGTCTTGCACCAACTGTGAAACCCTGTACTCGTGTTGTTGGTGGCGATGCTTCAACAGTATAACCATATAAGTATAGTCTTGTGCCTGGTGTTCCACCTTGACCTGCTAGAGCAGCGTTAATTACTTTAGTTCTTTGAATATCAATGTTCACCCAGTTAACAGAAGTCTCTTCACCAAAGATTACGTTCCCGTTGACTGTTCCTGTATTGTTTGCACTTAAAGTAATAACTCTTGTATTTGTATTGACTGAACCTACAGTTGCACCAGCAGCAATGTTAGTTCCAGAAATTGTCATTCCTTGAATGACCCCGTTGACTGACCCGTCGTTTGCTAGTGTAATAGTATTTGCACCACTTGTTCCAGTTGCAGTCGTAGAGATAACGTTGAGTGCTTTCGGTGGAATGATATGAGTCAATGCACCTGCTTTATCTTTCGAGAATGCTTTTGCTTTGAAACCTGCTGATCTAAGAGCAGTGTTACCAAAGTTAGAGTTAGAGTTGGTGATTGACATGTCACCACCGCTTAGTGCAGTGAAGTGACCTTGATATCCCACAGCGAACACAGAAACTGCCTGTATGAATGAGTCGTTACTACACTTGATATGTTCATGACCCCATCCTTTTCTATATTCAGCGAAACCATCTAAGTGTGCACCATCACCTGCTGTTGCTACATCATAGTTACCAGTTGATGCGTTATATCTTACAAATGCTCTGTCATCTTTTTGTAGTGATAGACCCGTAAACTGTGCCACAACCATTGATTTGAAACCAGTTGCTTTTGCACCGTTTGCGTGCATACCATTCATACCCCACACACTTCTTAGTGACAAGTTGAATGCGTATGGTGATGCTGAGTCAACAGTATCAATCTCAGTTTTCACCGTGATGTTTGAACCTACAGCGTTACCAGAGGGTTCTGAGGTCATTTGGTACGTAAACACGTTACCAGATGCAGACGTAACTGTAAATGAACCATTATATAAACCTGCGTCTGCCTCAGACTGAGGTCCTGTTGAACCTGTGACACCACTAACGTTGATGTTTACACCAACAGAGAATCCATGATCTCTTGGGTTATCAAATTCATCAACAGTAACAGCAGTTGCAGTCTGTCCATTTCTTGTGATCTGTAGAACTCTGTATTCATCAGAAATCGGACCAACAATTCTATTTTCTTCTACCCTTACCTGTATTTGGTCAGTTGCAGGATCACCAGATGTATCAGGAATAGTTGCAAATGCTTTTGATACTTTTTGATAGTAAATCTCTAAGTCAGTTCTTTCAAGAATATTTGGAACTGCAGAGTAGTCTGCGTTAGGAACTGTTCCATTTGTGATTAGAGTTGATAAAGTATTAAGACCATCAGCAAACTCAAAACAAGTTAGTCTGTGATGAGAAAACTTAGGGGGAATAGTTTCTGTACTATCAGGTTTGAAATATACACCTTCTTCTGCACCATCAAAGAATGAGAACTGCCAGAAATATGTTCCACCAGTTACTTTAAAGATCGCTGTTCTTGGTGGGACTTGAGCTTCGTTATTGATTCCTTTAGCAGCATATGTAGTAGGATAAGGAACATACTTAGGTATAATCTTAGTTCTTCTAAGATCAGTTCCAACCAGTGAACAACCTCTTGGAACAATAATACCACCCTCGCAAGAGTTATATTTGTAGAGAACATTGTTAGGAGAAGTTAAGTCTAGGTTTGAGTTTGCATCAATAGGTGCAACGTTTGTATATAAAACATCGCCTGGTCTATTATCTACCACATACTCAGCAGGATATAGCATGATACTAAAAGCATCAAACTCGTCATTACTTAAACCAACTCTATATGAAAATCTTGCTACTTCTAAGAATGCTCTTTGTAAACTTTTAAATGGTCGCAAAGCAGAGTTACCTCTGTTATCGATAGCATCCGATGCATCGAAATCATCAGGGTTAACGTATATAATACGTCCAGTTCTGGACGTAATAATATTTTTCAGTCTAGTTAGTGACATTACCTATCTGCTTTGTAGTATTTATTGGGATTACGAACCGAATACACGAGTCGTAAGAGCTGTTGAATTATCCTCAAATCCAATCAGACTGAAGACATTGTTTTGAGTTGCACTCTCAACAATAAGTCTTTCACCAGGACCAATAACAAGGGAAGTGATCTTATCGATCTCGTTGTTGCCATTAGCAACATCTTTTGCAAGATAGTTACCAACTTCAACCGCAGTTGATGCAACATCAACACTACTGACAGTTACAGTAGATCTAGTTGCTGTATTGCTTGCAGGTACATCTTGGAAAGTATCAGAACCAGCAAAGTCTGCTGAGTTAAGACCTTTGATAATGTAAAGAGTATTACCACTGTAACTTCTAACAACACCATAAGGTTCAGAAGTCTGACCAGTTACTGTGTAAGTTACTCCACTAAAGATAAATCCATCAGTAGAGTTTACCCATGTTCCTTCAACATCATACACATAAATTTCATCATATGTGTATGCAGTAGATGTAAGAATTAATCTATTTGAACCACCGTAACTAGAGTTAGCAGCAGTTCCAACTGTTGTTTCATAATAATAGAACTGTGCAGGTAAACTTGTGTTTGCACTAAAGTCATACTGAACATATGCAGTTCCACCAGAACCAGGAGTTCCACTACTTGTTTTACCTGTAGTATATTCAGTTCCATCATCAGAGTTGCCAGCAGTTCCATCAGGACCCCACTGTCCGTTGACAGTTGTAGATAGTGCAAATACTAGACCACTCATAGATGAGTCTGATACATCAAATCTATATGATCTATCACCAAATACTGTAATATCTTGTCCACCACTACCTGCAACGTTGTCATCAATATACATGCTTTCAGTTCCACCAGAAGTAGTGAAGGTGAAGTCATTTGATGCAGCTCCAACACCACCAGATGATATAGTTCCAGTTGCACCACCAGATGAAGTAAGTGAATCACCTGCAACAATTTCTGATCCAGAACCAGAAAGAGTTGTAGGACCAACATACAACGCTACACTTCCTTGTCCAGATAATACTCCATATACTGTTACTACTGCTGTATTACCACCACTTCCTTTAGTTAAAGTTTCACCTACAGCAAAAGTTCCTGTAGTAGATTCAACTGTAACCTGTCTTATTGCTCTGCTCTTAACTGCAATAGATGTAAATGGAGGAATATAATATGATTCAAATTTTGCTTTCTTCTCACCATCTGTAGATGTAACAGTACTTCCTACAGGTAAGTTTGCTGCTAATGGAAATGGTGTTCCAAGAGCAAATCTATATCCCGTTACAACATCACCCTTGTGTAATTTATATGCATTTGCCGAACCATCAACAGTTAGTTTCTGGTCATAATCTTTGATAGCAACGTCATATGCTGCTCCCGTGCCATCATTGGCAATAGTTAATACTGCACTTGCCGATTGAGCAATAGGTGCACCATACAGTAACGTGTTAGTTGTTCCTGCAGGTTTTGATTGTCCTAAGAGTCCTTGGTCTGCCATTTTAATTTAGAATCCTGCGTAAAAGAATTGTTGTTGTCTAGTTTGTCCTGTCAAGTTTTGTGCTCCAATACCTGCACCAAAACTAACATCTTCTAGCGTAACGTTTTGAGTAGAAAGCAAAGTTGCATCTGCGTCTGGGAACTTAACAGTTCTGTTACCAGTAATGTTAGTTGTGTCTACTTGGACTGTGAATGTTGCTCCACCGCCTGAGTCAACTCGGTCGAATTTTGCATCAATAAGAGTTTTACCTCGCATTGTCTGTATTGCTCTCTCAAGAACAATAACATTTTCAGCACCACCATTATTTAGGTTATCTGTAGGTGGGAATTCAAGAGTTTCGTTAGTTCCTGTATTGATGTTATCAAGACTAAATGTAAGTTTCTTAGTAACATCTGTTGTATCTGCAAGAATCAAACCTTGAATAGATTTGTTAGATAAAACCTGAGTTGCACCAGTACCTACAAGTGTGACATTCAAATCAGGAACTGTGATAGTTCTATTCGCTGTTAATGCTGAAGTATTAACCTGTGCATAGAAAGCATTTGCTTCTGCTGTAGGTGCAAATTTTACATCAACAAACTGTTTTGATAGAACAATTTGTTCTGACTTAGTATCTAGTAAAGTAGATGCAGTAGCAGTGGGTTCAGCAGTTGTAGTAACTGTACCTGCGTCTGGTAGAAAATAAGATCTACGAGTATCTAGAGAAGTTGGCCAGTTGATTTGGAAGATTGCTTCTTCGTTACCATCAGTAAGAACAAGATTATCCTCATCAATAAGAATAGTTTTGTTTCTTAACGTCTGTTGTGTATCATCACCAACTAAAACCGTACCATTACCAGAGGTAATAGTAGGTAATGTCATAATTCTGGTATTAGTTCCTGTTCCAATGTTACTGATTTCAAATCTTGCTTTCGGTCCTTGAGCATCTTCAAGAATAAAAGAACCATCATCAATAACAAATTGACCCGTTACTTTTACAGATCCCGTTCCTTTCGGTGAAAAAACAATATCAGAATTATCTCTAGTGTCATCAACCGCAGTCACATATAAAGAAGCACTTGTCGAACTATTGACAATGCGAGACATATACAAACCACCATCTCCAAAAGACATTCCCAGTTGGTCATATGCTGATTGGTAGAGACCACTATCTCTGTCCAAATCGAAGCACAAACCAGGTGCATCTTTAGTACCTTGAGCTACTCCTTTAAAGAGTTGATTTACTTTTGCCTTTCTGTTGGGAATCAAAGGGTCAGATACAACCACTGGAAGAATTGCTTCTCCAGACAGGTTAGAGTCTGAAATTGTTTCCAACTGAGAAATCTTCTTAGTTCCCACGAATAATCACACTATTTCCTACAGGTCTATTTATACAGATTCATCTGCCTCTTCTTCTCCTGTTTTGTATGCCCATTCATCTGTATGTCCTACAGACCACCACTTTGGTAGAGTTTCTACTGCATAGTTTTGTGTGCATACTTTAAAGTCAGGTTTCTTGAGGTTATCATTATCAACTAAACTATTATCAAAGAACTGACATCTGTTATTTGGTTGTGCTGCAAATTGTCCGTTATCTAGTGCAATAATATTGAATGTCTTATGTTCTGGATCATGTTCTGAGAAGTTTACATCTAATACAGAGAAGTCAGGATGTGCAGTATCAATAGTAAACTCATACTCACCTGCGTGCATCTTCTTGTCCTTACCAAAGAACTGACATCTACCTAGTATAGGTTTCTCTACAACTGTAATATTATAATCAAAACAATCCCACAGTTCTAATACATCTAGTGGCAACTGATCATCCCAATTAATATCTGGTTTCCATACAAATGCACTGAGTGGCAACTTATCGAAAAGTGCACCATAATCAGTTAGCAATGTCTCAAAATATAATGCCTTTGCTTGAATACTCCTTACTGAGATCCAAATGCCAGGTGTGAGTTCTCCATGACCTTTTTCTAGATCATATAAGTATTCTTTCTTTACCCATACTTTTCTTGGAGGTAAAGGATGAACTAGGTATGCCATAATGAATAAATTACTTAATTTTATTTAGAAAAAAAAGAGAGGTGTTTCCCACGCACCTCTCTCTTTAAACAAACACTTACTTTAACATGGAGGGCACTCTTTCTAAATAGAGATCTTTTGTACTCCCTCCAGATAACTATAACACATTTTCAAAGATTGTCAAGCATAGGAGTGAAGAGATTTGAACTCTTACGACCACATGGTCAACAGATTTTAAGTCTGGTGCGTCTACCTATTTCGCCACACTCCCAATCGCTTTTTCAATGCTTGCAATCGTTTTCGAGCAGCACGAAGTGCCTGAGGTTTAAGATGCCTTTTCCTCTCCTTCTTTGAGTGGTGTTGCCAATTTGGGATCTTCATCTTTGATAAACTCCTTCTTTTCGTAATCATATCTAGGATGTGGTGCAGCAGAAATTACTGGATCCTTTGTCCTATTCTTGATAACAATAAACCTGTCAGCAGCAAATGTTCCTGCTAACTGAACTACAACTTCATCAGTATCTTTCCAGTTGACAGTGCCATCCTTTTTGGTGTGTAGCATTGCTTCTTGGATTTGGTCAATTAGTTCTTGAGTTAGTTTCATTTCTTTTTGAATACTCCTATTTTTGCAAGAAGATATACAGATAGTATAGTCCAAAATACAACTTCTAATCCGATGTTGTTCATGCAGCGTCCTCCCGTTCCAGATACTGTTTACGAAACTCTTCAACTTGAGTTACCACATCATCTGATACAGGAAGAGAAGATTGTAAGATAGGTGACATTAATACTGCCTTACCATCTTCACGTTCAATTCTCCAGATAACTCTATTACGTTCGCACATACTTATCAAAAACTCAAGATGATCTTGAGCTTCTTGTTCAGTGCAGTTGATAGGTGGGTTCATTTTTCAGAAAAACAATAGGTTACTATTTCTGAAGGTACACTATTTTGGATATTGGTCACTGTTTCCAAAAATCCATTAGCACCCTCTTCATTCCATTTCCATTCGATAGTATCATCATAACCATCACTATCTACGATCTTTACAGATCTACGAGAAAAGTTAATGAATACCTGATCAATGTAGATCTGAGTTAGATCTTTCGCAAAATCGTCTGTCATTTGATTCTCGTTTACCTTAATATTATAAGGGATCGGAGGTCAAGTGTCAAGGATCAGTTTAGGAATATACTTGCTGCTGTCAGTTTCATAACTGCACCTGCTGTGAGGTTCATTGCACCACCAGCAATAATAGATGTGGCAGTAGAAGAATTCATTGTAATGGCACCCGCAGCGACATTGACATTAAAGAGACCTGTAAGAACATTATTGTTATATCCAGTAGCACCAGAGGTAACAGATATTGGACCTGCAGGATTCGCAACAATATATCTAGGAATAGCATCAGCAGCAGAACCTGCGGGTGTCATGACAGTCTCACAAGAACCACCAATTTTTCTAATGATACCTGCTTTTATCTTAGGAATTGGTGATGGTGGGAAGTTAATAGTTTCAAATAATGTAGTTGTAGCAATAGTAATAGAGTTATCTGCTGATAAAATCATTTCACCTGCACTACATGTTTGTTGAGTTGAAGAGTTCTCAAAAATACTACCAGTAATTTTAGTTGATGTAGATGCAATGTTTGCCTCAGCACCTTGTAACTCAAACTTAGCACCAACGACACTCATATCAACATCAGATCCAAATTTAATTGTATGCTTTTGAACTTTTTCGTTCTTCTTATTACCATGCTTGTCAACAACTTTAGGAGCACCTTCTGCATCAAGGAAGAAACCACCACCCACTTCAATATGACAATCACCAGTAACTTTTAGGTGATAATCTCCATCAATAGTGCGAACATAATCACCATCAATTTGTTTACAATCGTCCCCATGTACTTCACAGGTATAATTACCTGCATAAGAAGAATGATCTGCAACTAAAACTGCATCATCATTGTTATCTCCAGTTTGACCCTTTATGTATTCTGCATATGCAACATTTAATGCCTCTTCAGACATATTTGGTTTTTCTTTTCTCTTCGCCTGCAACCACTTCCACTTAGCATGTTCTTTATTGTTAAGTTTGATTGAGGTATGTGTAGTTCCGTTTTCATTCTTTCTTTGAGTTCCTTCTCTACCAGGTGTTCCTATGAATAAATCATATGCACCATTGATATATGTGGTAGCAGATTGTATATAAGGATCTGCTTTATTAAAAATATTATCAATTAAACCACCGCCCGCATCATTTTCACCACACTTACCAGAACTACGTCCTCTAATTTTATTAATCTTTTCTAACTCACTTTCAGTACAACTTGTCACACCGAATAAAGGATAGAAACCTTTAATATCTTTACCTCCATCAACAGGTCTATTACAATTACCTGCTGCAAATTTAAGGAAGATTGCCATCAATCCAGTCAAGTTTAGATTCTTCTTGAACAGATCAGTTGCGACCTCAAAAATTTCTGTTGCTTTTTCCCAAGCATCAATAATTTCTTTTGCTTTACCAATACCATTTACAATAGATTTTACATCATTTACAATGCCGAGTGCTTTATTGACAATCTTCTCGACATTACATACAACATCATCAATTACTTTCTGAACACTCTGTAAAATCATCTCTGCTTTACTTATAATTCCATCTAAGAAACTGTTTAAGACGTTTGTTACAGATGCAAGAGGATTAGTAATATAACCTAGTAACTGACTATCAATAATGCATAACTGACTTAGTATCTGTGTAACTGCTGTTTGAATTGTAGTAAAAACAACAAATGGGATACCAGTAGCACTTGCTAATAAATTTACGACATCTAACTGCTCTGCTAGATTTGCTAGTGACTGTCTGATAGCACCAATTACCTGTGTAAATATAGCACTCAAGAAATTTTGTAGTTTTGCTGTAAGTTCTTTAACAGTTACAAGTTTACCTGTAACCATATCAATAAACTCACCATCTTTTTCAGTTTTTACTAAGACAGCAGCAATCTCTGAAATTTCTTCAATGAGATAAGATAACTTATACTCCATTGATTTAAAAGGTCCGCCAACACCATTTGCTATAGGGATTGGTAGACTAGGATCTTTTGGTTTAATTGGGTTATGTATACCACCTGCAATACCAGTGGCATTACCAATATTATCGGGAGAACCATTACCACCAGGTTCTGTAGTCAACATACCTGGTAATGCAACTGCGTTAGTATTACCTTGTCGTAAATAACCTTCACCTTGTGATGTTGCTAATGAATCATTTACGTTTGCAGGATGTTTAGCAGCATGATTGACTCCAACACCATCTTCAAATTGTTCACCTGTAAAAGTAAACTGTTGTTTAGTTCTAGTATCTGAAGATTTAGTTACACGCAATACACCAATAACAATAGGCATCTGTGCGTTTTCTCCATCCATGAAGAAACCCATGACAATAGCACCAGGTTGAAGTTGTCCAGAACTCTCACCTTGTCCGTCATTACCTGGTTGACATGTGTGTTGTAATACAGTTGCCCAAGGAAGTTTATCTGTAGGAAGATCAGCAGTTGTTCCTCCCTGTACATTAGTATAGTATCCTAGAATCCTAGTCTTTACTCGACCAAGTTCCATAGGATCTTCGTTGTCTTCTACTTCACCAACCCACCAGAAAAAACCGTCTTTACCTACGAAATTAATCGTGGGTTCATTAATAATACCGTCAATAGTCGCTGCCATTCTTCACACGATGTTTCTTAGTATTTAGCAAGTCTAGTGAACTCGTAGAAATGGTCAGTACCCCAAATTAGATTACCTTCCTTGTCTCTTCCTTGATCTGCACTATGTAACTTATCTCCATATAATACCATATGTGAACTAATTATTGCATCACCTATGACACATTGTCCCTCTGCAAATAATCTACCTTCCCATCTGCCATTAATATCAACAAATAACATGTCGCATCCTTGTCTTTTAGTTCCATCTTCACTATAATTTTCCATTAAAAAAGAGTCCCCCCTTATAAGAGACATTTTATGTCTCCCACTTCGATAAGGTTTGTCAGGACCCTCTTTTCTATAAAAATTTTTTGATGTATACCAAATCTGATCTACGTCACTGTAATCTACATCCCATATCAGTTCTACCGAAGCAAACCCTAAAGGATTAGATTGTGCTTGATGTCTATTTGTCCAGTGACCTAAAAGTGCATCATCAAAACTAATCGTCATAAACTAAACACTCTGGTTCATCTGGATGCATTTCGCAGAAAAGTTCGAGTGCGTTTGGATCATGATGATCTTCTGGATGATTAGCATGATAAACTTCTAGTTCTTCCAATTCCACTTTTGCATGTCTGCGTGCTGCAGGTGATGACATCGGATTGTCTAAGATTGTTTGATCTGCTTGGATGTGTTCTTCGATTGTTTTCATATTCGTACCTCGTGATACAGAACTATTTATACTTGCATACTGTCTTTTAGGAGATTTAACTCTGTTACTAGAGAAAGTCCCGAAGTTTTATGCGAAACTGCTCCTATAATATAACGTCCACTATACTTTCTGTCAACCTTTGTTCCACCTGAGGTCTTTGTATTTGAGGGAATGATGATATTGACACCTGAACCAGCATATAGATCAAGATTGCCAGGAACCTCAACAACAAGTTGAATATTTTTCAATGATTCTATACGCATCCATTGATATGCCTGTAGTTCCACAATTTGCTCATAGTTTCTTTGAGGATTATTTTGAAACTTAGGATCAAATATTTGATTGGGAAGCATTTGAAATCTAACACGTTTAGGTTGATTGGTATACTCTTTTATCTCCTCATCAATAAATGAATGAGGATTTTTAGATCCGCTACCTGCTAAATGTGCCATTTTACCCCATAAATCCTTTACATTATACTTGTAAGAATCTGCAGATAAATCAGTACTACTTCCAAATCTAGACCTAGTAACAAACGTAGGATCAAATCCAACACTATATCCTGAGAAATTACCGTGACGTAATCCCATCAAAAAGTTTCTTTCTTTTGGAAAAGATACAGCAGAGATAGAAAATTGAGCATTAGAAGGATCAGTAAACGCTTTGGGTGTATATGTGTAAGTATACATCTTAACATCACCCATTTCAGTGTTTGGATTAGTAGGTTTCGTATCTTGATTATTAGCAAGATTAATCATACTGTCTATCGACTTATAATGAAATCCTAGTGCATTTTCAAAGAATGCAAAACCATTTTGTAATTGCTGACCTCTACCAGATTTACGAATACTTCTTTGAGACATCCAATAGATTAAATCAAATGGTCTCCAATTAGGTGATATAAAGGTTTGTTTATTTAAAGTTTTCTCAAGATATAGTTTTTTAGCAGTGTTTATATACTTTTTACCCATCAATTCTTTAATAATCTGAGTAGATTCAGTTTTGTTATTGAATATAGTTTCAGAATTACCAAATACATTTAATACTTCATTTCTAGTATATTCATCAGAAACACAATCAATAACAAAAGCCTCACTTTGCTGATTCATTCTAACTCTTGCACCAATTTGATATGCTCTAAAAAAGTAAGTTCTATCAATAAGAGTAGTTTTAAGTTGCAATGCAAACTCTTCAGTTCCTGTAAGACTTTGTAAAACACCAGCAGCGTCTTCCAAAATTAACTTCATTTCCATGCAAGTATTACTAATACTTTCATAGATTTCAAATCCTCTTAGAAATGATGATAAATCTGCGTCACCTTTAGTTGTTCTTTTCTTCCTACGATTTTTATAAACAAACAATTTAATGTCAACTTCACCTGCGGTGTTCCTTGTAATAGAACCAACTCTATCTTGAATTACAGTACTCATTGGAAGATACCTCTAAGAGGGTTATTAAAGGAATTAAGCACTGCAACTGCGGTTCTAAGAACTGTTCCTGTTGTTCCACCTACATTTGCAAATGTTCCACCACCTGCTTGAGCACCTAAAAGTTGACGAATACCTGCTTCTGCTCTCGAAATAAATTGACGATTAGATCCATTAGAAGATTCTATAGCAGCTAGTGCCATTTGCACTATCTCAGTAGTTCTATTGTTGATCTCTCTTCTTGCTGCATTACGCTGCTCTGTGACTCTACGAACTCGTGCTTGTTCTTCATAAGTAGATGCATTTCTTTTTGTTTTACCACTCATGAACGATGAATTGTTTGCAGGTAGTGCTCCACCACCAAACATACCTCCTAAGACATCCATTTGTTCACCACCCATAAATGAAGCTGGTCCGCCACCTCTACCAAATGACTCTTGTAGCATTTCATTTATATTCATACTTTTAAGAATAGAAGCAAAATCAGCAGCACCACCAGTAATACCAACTTGAGGACGACCACTAGAATCTGTCCTTGTAGTCGTTGAGAATGGGAATGCTTTACCACCAAAGGGAGAAAGAATCGGTGTTTTACCAGCACCTGTCCCAACGTAATCATAATGACCACTACCAGGACCGTGAGAATACTTATATTTCCATCCGTAACGAGAACCATTTGCTCTCATCCATTTATGAGAAGCACCAGATAGATCAAGTCCTTCACCATATAAGTGTACGGAGTTTTCATGACCACCAACTTTTTCATTCTGTTTGATACTTCTACCACTACTTGCCACATCCGAAGGATTAACTTGACCCTTAGAGTCCATCATCATCTGCATAAATGCAGACGCTGCAGGTTGTGATAAAACTATAGGACGACCATGTTTATCCATAGCTCCTTTAATACCCCATCCTGTTCCTGTTTCTGAATGACCTGCAGGTTGAATTAAAAGAGATCCGAGATTTGAAGCTAAAACTCCTTTCTTATCTCTTTGTCCTTCTTCAACAAAACCTTCAACATCTGACAGTCCAGAAGCACCCGCAGGTGAAGCACCTAGTAAAACATTGAATATACCACCAAATAATCCAGCTTTTTTAGCTTCTGAACCCTTAGGTATAGTAATTCCTTTATTAAGTAGATACTCCCCTACACCAACAAGACCTTTGTTTTGAATCAAAGCAACTGTAACAGGACCACGACGACCCACTTGAGTGTAATAAAGACTATTCTTTAATTCTGCACCAGCAGTTTTATAATCACCTCTTTGAATGGCTGCCATCATTAATGGGAAGTCCTGATACCACTGAGGACCCATATTAAATGTAAGATCAATCATTGCTGCTTTTTGTTGCAATGACATCTTGTCATAACCAGGTATACTTTGAGCAGCTTGCTTATGGTATCTGTAATCCTTTTCAAATAACTGATCAGCATATGCTTTACTAATCGTATCAGGTATTTTAGAATCTGGTTTTACCAAATGTCCATAACCAATAGTAGGATTACCAAGACTGTCATTATATTTTTTTAATCGTAGACCTTCATTTTCTTTAATCATTCTTTTGGCAAAATGATCTAGTTCACCACCACCAGACATGAAACCCATTGCTGATGCTTCTGCTAGTCTTGAAGATAATAAACCAGGCATCGCTCTAGTTGCAGGTGTATCAAATGGAACTACAAATGCACTTCCATCAGATTTTGTTGCAACATACTCAGTTCCATGTCCAATAAAGTCAGGTTTATTACCATCTAGTGATACAGGATACCCTGACTGAGGACCAGAAATCCAACCACCTTTAGCATACCCATTTAAAAATCCTCCAATCATTTTTTCTGGTTCTGGGAATAAGTCATCTTGACCGAAAGTCATACCATATGACTTAACTTTCCCTGTTTTTAACTGTTCAATTTGTTCTTGAATTTCAGAACCCATTCCACGGACGTATTTGTCAAACCAATTTAATCCTGCATATTGTTCTTCAAGTGCTTTGATTTTATCAGCATTTGATCCCTCTTGCTCATTTATCTTCCTTTCCTGTTCATTAACAGTTTGAGGAAATGCTCTAGGAATTAAATATCCTGCAGTAAACAGTCCAGTAGCGACAACTAATGGATGTCTTGCTAGTGCTAATGCTGCATTTGCAAGACCAGTAGCAAACGATGTTAAAACTGATTTGAAAGCTAGAACTGTACCGATGGGATTTGTAAGTATACCAATCCCTAACCAAGCTGCACCTAATCCCGTCATTGCTTTCAAGAGACCTCCTAACCTCTCTCTAAGCGTAGCTTCGTCTTTCAATAGATCATATAATCCATCAATAGTATTATTGATAGAGAATTTTGCCCATCCAGATATAAATTTAAAGACCTTATGAAGAGTTTCTAAGATCGTTACCACTTTATCTTGATTTTCTGGATTTGACAACCATTTAAGAGCAGGTAAAACTAAAAAGAACTTTAAGAAAGAACCAATTAATCCTAAGAGTGACTCCCAGAAACTAGGTATTTTACCTTTAAATAAACTATCAAAACCTCCAAATTTCTTTAGCTTTCTGGGTTTTGGGAAAACTGGTTTGAATCTTCGTTTTGCTCTTTCTCTATCTGCCTCTAATAATGATAATTGAGACCTTCTAATATCTTTTACAACTGTGCCTAAGGAATTTATTGTTGCTCCTAAGTTATTAGTTGCAGTTGTTTGCAACTTGATAGTCTTAGTTAAGTTTATATTTTTCCTCGAAGAACGAGTCTGAGCTCCACCCTGTGTGCGACCACCATCGGGATCTACAAACTTGTAAAAATTAATTTTGGCACCTGTTTTATTTAATGCCATTTATCACCTCGATTGTGTTGAAGATGGAGCGACAAGATAAGTATCACCGCTATTTATAGGTACAGGGGTAGGTGCAGGAATCAACTTCTCAACAATTAAAGGAACAGGTAAGAATTCAATAGCAGTCTGCATAGCATACTCAGCATTGAACTTATTATCACGAAGTAATGCTCTACCTTTATCTAATACACCTAAAATTCTAGGATCAACTCCTAACTCAGGTGCTAACTCTCTCAAACTATCAATATAATTACCTGATTGAGCACCACTTAGTATAGCATTGTATATACCCTTCATACCTGCTTTATCTGCTACAGCACCTATGGCATTCATAGCAGAGAACTGATATCCGTCTCCACCAAGAATCTTTGCCATGCCAGGTATACTCATAATATTAGGAACATTACTTACAAGACCTCGAATACCAGGTACTGCTCCTAAGATACCTTGTAATTGATTTTTTTCTAACCAGTTACCAAAATTCTCAATACCACCTGATAAACCTGGCATCATACCAACAACTTCACCAATAGCACCACCCATATTACCACCTAGAAGTTGCATACCTATTTTACCAAGTCTACTGCTAGTAACATTATTATAAAGATTGCTTACAAATCCACTTGCTCTGGCGAAAAGATTTGCTCCCTTGTGATACATGTTTGCAACACCTTGTCCAAACTTACTAAATCTAAGATTTCTCATCCATTGAGGTTGATTTATAGCATTTACTGTATTGATATTAGCAAAACTACCTAAAGCACCAACACCACTGGTAATAGCACCCACGATGTTTCCTTTAGCAAGATTTGTTACAGCGTTTATAGCTTGAACTACAGGACCGATGCCAGGAATAAATGATAGTGCTGTATTGACAATAGGATTACTAACTACGCTAGTAACTGTATTAACAACACTACTAACTACGCTAGTTACACCCTTTACGACACCACTAACTGCTCTACCAATACTTCTAACCAAACCACCAAAGAAGAACTCTGGTAACTCACCACCGTGCTCTAAACCAAAGAAACCTAAACCAAATAAACCTTTTTTCTTTTTGGGTTCTTCTTTTTTCTCCTCGACAATCGGTTTTGATTCAATTCTATTGAAATTTTCAATCGCATCATTAGTAATGACTTGTCCTTGTGCCTGTTTTAATGCAGTCAGAGTTGCCTCTGTCATTCTAAGGATCTTCTTATTAGTTCCCTCTCCAGTTAATCCACCAAAAGTAATAATATTTTCAAATACACCACTAAATCCTTGTGTTTTCTTTCTTTGATTTTCTACTAATTGTTCGTACCTAGCAATTTCAGCTGCCTGTTGCTCTTTAGACAGTCTTTGAAATGACTTAACTTTATCAGCAATTTGTTTTTGTTCTAAAAGACTAAATCCTAGACCAACTAACCAATCAAGAGCAATACCAACACCTAAAGTTGCACCACTTTTTACTACAGAACCTGCAGAAATTTTAGGAAGTTGAAATTTAGGAAGTTGAAATTTAGGTTTTATTACATTGCCTGTAACTTTAGGTTTTGTAAATGTCTTCTTTATACTATCTAACGCTCTGGTAAGAACATTACCTGTGTTACTAGGAGGTTTAGAAACTGTAACCTTAGGTTTTGATTTAAAGGGATTAAGGTTTCTAAGAGTTTCTCTAATACCACTAAGAGGACCTGCAGATTTTCCAGTAGAGGTAGTGACTTTAGGTCTAAAATTTTGACCTGGTCTTGGTTTTGGTGAGGGTTTAGGTCTGATTTTACCACCAGTAATGATATTCAACATATTGAGAATATCAGTAATAATCTTCCATGGAGCCATTAGGTATCTCAACCCAATAACACCAGTCATTAACTTACCTAAACCTTTGATTCTACCAATTAAACTTTCATCTTTTCCAAATAACTGATTGAATCCTGCGATTAAATTATCACCAATAATCCATTTACCAAAACCATATATTTTATCGAATACAAATTTAGTTTTCTCAAAGAAAACTGTCATTTTTTTAATATTTTCTTCGTCAGATGCCCAATCAAGCAACTCTTTCAGTGCGACAGTGGCATATATCTTTACAAAAAGATCAATGAATGGTTGTAATAAAGGTCCTATCCATCCAAGTGTTTTACTAAGAGCACTGTTTACAGCACCTTTAGCAATATTGTTTTTCTTTAATTTTTTCTTCTTTTGATCCTTAAAATACTGAGACAGATATCTTGTACTAAATTGTTCTTGGAGAGCTTCTGCCTCCGCATCCATTTGTTTCCTTCTCTGTCTTCTATCTGCTATTTCAGCTTTATCTGCTTCTTTTACTCTTAAATTGGTAATTTTATTGATATCTACAACTTGATTACCTAAACCAGTTATGGTTGATCCTAGTCTATTTGTGGCAAGTAAACCTTGTCTAGCTGCAGCAACTTCTGGAGCAGATGACTTACCTGCACCAGGACTAACAAACTTATAGACTTGTAACTTAGCCATTTACTGTTGTGATTGTTGCTCCTTCATTCGTTTTTCTTCCTCTTTTAGGAAATTAACCAATAAATTGACATATACTTCCTTTTCCCAAGGCATGAGATCGTCAATATATTGCATATCCCATTTATGATGATGAATTAAAGCAAAATTGCTTTCATAATAACCTTTTAGGTCTTGATGAAGGAGTGCTACGCGAAAAAAGACGCTAACCCTTCCAGAACCACTTCACTTTCAACATTTGTGTTGGGATTAGTTACCTGTATCTTATGAGAAAGTTTTGGCATGGTTTCAAAGAACTTTTGAATCATAGTGAACTGTTTGGTGTCCATTGAATCAAAAAATTCAAGAATTTCCTTTTTAGGTGTGTCTGCACAATCATATACTTGTTCAGTATCAGAAATTGTTTCTAGACAATTTGCTGCCATGTCAAAAATTTGATCCATACCTGGTGCTTCATCACCGATAAAGTTCATATTAATAAATGTATCCAGTTTTGGATATCCCATAGTAATGGTAACTTCATCAGAAATTTTTAGATCCTTTTTATGACCTCTAGTCTTAGTAACTTTAATCTGATCTAAAGGAATTTCAACCTCAACAGGAGTTTCTCCATCATCAGGGCAAGTCACTGATAATTTAATAGTTTCACCAACAGACTTAGTTCTGATCTGTAAGAAAATATATTCAATATCGAATGTTGGTAGTTGATCAACATCTTGAATATCAGTACAAGACTTAATAATGTCTGTAACTGCTGTAATTAACTCTGATTGGTCACCAGACTCAGTTGCCAGTAATAGAAGTTTCTCCTCTTTTACTAGAAAAGGTCTATAATTTACGGTTCTTCCATCGGAAGGTAACTTGATTTTGTACTTAGGTACATTCAGTTTTGGTAATGCCATGAAATTTATATTTCAATTCAGTAACTTTATTTAGGCAAAAACCCTAGGGGTCAAATTTTTGGCGGGATTTTTTTTGCCCTTTTCTGGGAAATAAAAGTTGATTTTCGTTTTAGAAGTCTCCTACACCAGTGTTAACCAAGTTTGGTAGGAAGTTTTGAGACTCTGAAGTGTTTCTTCTAAATTTAAACCTACCATCATCAGTAAAGTCATCCTCAACAGCAACACGATACCTTTCATATAAAAACCCTACAGTTAGAGTCATAGCTCGTGAAGTGTCATTGTTTAGTTGAGTTGACCCTATATTATAAGGAAAAAGATTACGAATCTCATACATCGCTGTAAGTTTATGTTTTCTAAAGTTATAGATTGGATCTCCTGTTTGTTTGTTAACAAAACCCTGTAACTTAGCATCGTTACTAATGAAATCACCACCACCTCGTTCCCATTTATAGATTCTTAAGGCAGGACACACATAGTTATCATAAAATTCCGTCATTTGATTTGCATCTGGCACCATTCTAGATACCCACCTCTCAAAAAATATACGAGTTTGTTGAGACTTAGGCATGATAAATGACATATTTAACTGACTGTATGCTGCAGCAGTTGCATATTTAACAGCAGCACCAACATTAACAGCAGAACCAGTAGTTACCTGTTTACTAGGCATGTTAACTGATTGACAATAAAGATTGAGTAAATCTCTCATCTTGGGGTCACCAGGATTCAACCTCCTAGTTTTACTTCCTCCCTTTATCGTTAAGTTGTTTTGTAATATTCTTGGCGGTGAAAAATGAACCGAAAATAAGTTACTAAAACTAGGTTGCTGATCATATTTTTTACTAAACGCAAGAAATTCCTGATAGGAAGGGTACGCAGCCTCTTCAAATTGCATACCTGATTTGCTTTCGTCTACGATAGTGCCAGCTACCTGACTTAACGCTGTGAAAATGCTTCCAAATACCATTAGACTTTTAACTCCTTCTCAGTAATTAACTTAAATTCCCAGTTGTTATCTTTGCAGAACTCGGTTGCTGCTTTCCACTTTGCTTGGTTGACACTCCATGTAACAACCTCATTAATATATCTTTTTGTAATTCTCTTTTGAGTTTTAGGTTCCCTTGTTTGTTTTAGGGGTTTGACCTCGACTAAATACTTCCTGTTCTGGATTTTAACGTAAAAATCTGGGAAGTATCTGTGTCTTTTACCATCAACAGGAGAAATGTAAGGGATTATGATCTCTTCACTACCCCATTCCTGTATGGAAGGAGTAATATCACACCATTTCATAAATTTATATTCCCAAGATGACCTATAGATGACATTACTTGGGTCACCTTTGTACTTTCTAGGAAAGTTAGGTCGATATTTCCCTTGATATCGCATAAATACATAAAGATCCCATAATATTTAGGCACTTTACCCTTGTCAGTATTCAAAGACGATAATAGATATAATCTCACTATGAGATACCCTTACAAGGCTCCTGTGTCTAGTGCGGAAAATTTCTTGGGAGATGATGCCACGGGTTCTACTGGCATGATTGACTATTTAAAGATTCGTAGACAGAGAACAACATATAGAGATGGAAAATACTATGGAGCGAACACAGATTTTCTCCCTAGTTCAGACGGAATAAAAAATCAACATAGATCTACAGTCTATCTATCATTACCTGCAGGTATCAATGCTCAGTATCAACCAGTATATCGCCAAGTTAACTTAGGTGTAGGTGGTGCTGCAGCTATCGATGCTTTAGGAGCAGGTACTGCAGAATCATTAGCGGTATCTCTTCAAAATGCAGCATCTGCTCTTAGACCAGAGTTTTTAGCAAGTGCTCTTTCTCAAGGTGCGAACGCTGTGTCTGGATTTTTTGGTGTTCAAGGTAACTTAGATGCAAGTGTGTTATCAGGTTTACGTTCGGGAAAAGTGTTCAACCCATACACTGAACAACTTTTCAGTCAGATGAATTTTAGAAATCATAGTTTCAATATTAAAATGCTGGCAAGAAACTATAGAGAGGCACAAGAAATTAAAAATATAATTCAATATTTAAAGGTAGGTGCTCATCCTCAAGTTACAAGTGGAGATTTCAACCTATTTAAAAGAGTTAATGATGATGATGCTAAAGAGGGAAGTGCTTATCATAATAATTCAGACTTTCAAGATGAAGCTGGTACGGAATTAAATAATTTATTGAATACTGGAGCAATAAGTCAGCTAAACGATCAAAAAAGATTCTTTCAAATTCCTGACCATTATGATTTGGATTATCTTCGTATTGATCCTGATATGATGCTAGATACAAGTAATGGTTTAGATCCAGAGTTGTCTGCAACTCAAAGATTACACTACAGAATGCAAGCTTGTGTTTGTTCTGGAATTAATATTAATTATACTCCTGACAACCAATACACATCATTCAAAAGTGTCAACGGTACAATGATTCAAGTACCCGCAGTCATTTTAAACATACAGTTCACAGAAGTTAAACTTCTAAATCAGGACGACATTATCGCAGGTTTCTAACATGGCATATTTCGATTTTTTACCTAATGTTTATGTTGGCGAAGGTGTCAACACAGAGGAGGCATACAAGTATCGCCTAGTAAAGAATATCTTTAGGAGAATCATACCCAGAGAAGATTTAGATAGATACACAACATTTTTTGAAAGAACTTCAATTCCAACAAGTGCTAAACCATCTGACCTTGCTGAAAAACTTTTTGGTGATCCATTCTTAGATTGGGTTATTTTAATGACTAATAATATAACAGACGTATATGAACAGTGGCCAAAGACTGAATCTGAATTGCAAAAATTTGTAAGAAATAAGTATGGTGATCCAGATGCTGTTCACCACTATGAAACTCAAGAGGCATTATATAATGGCATAGTTTTTATAAAAGCAGGAGTACAAGTTAATTCTACTTGGAGAACTACTCTTCCAGACGGAACTACATTGAGTGAAGGATTATCAATTTATCCTGTATCGAACTATGAACATGAAACATTTATCAATGAACAAAAACGTTTTATATTAGTTCCTACCAATCAAATAGTTAATAAATTTGTTGATGAGTTTGAAGAACTTGTTTCTTATGATGCACATGCAGAACTAGATGATGCAGGTAATAAGAAAACTCCTCTCAGCATATCATCAAGATTTACTAATCAAGCAGGTTCTTCTGTTGCTTCTAGTGGTTTACTTACAGCTCCTACAGGTGCAGTAACATCATATGACTTCGGACCTACAGCAGCAGGTGTATCTTCTGGAACAACAACAGTAAGTAGCACAGCATCTACTACATCTACTACATCTACTACAACAAATGCAACGACAAGCACGTCCTCCACTTCGAGTTCCAGCAGTAGTTCTTCTTCTAGTTCCTCCTCTAGTTCTAGCAGTTCTGGTTCAAGTTCTAGCGGCTCTTCTGGATCTGGATCTTCTGGATCGGGATACGGTGGCGGTTATTAATAAAATATTGCTTTAAAAATAAATTCTTTAGATAGTACAGGATTACCTAGGAGTTCTAGTTGTAACCCATCAGCATCTACAAAGAGGTCGTCTTCCGCTTCTTTTCTACAATGCTGCCAGTAATATGTGCCATCTTCTCTACGATATATGTAGCTAGTGTTGTGTGAATCGAGGGTGAACATTGCGATACACTCCTGTTTGTGTTGCCAACAGGGGTCAAGTGCTCTTCTTTCATACTCCGTCATCATTCCAAAAATCAAGTAACGCACTATCTATAGCATCACTAGGATCAGTAGCATTTGCTTTTACCTGTTCTTGTTGTTGATGTTTGACAAACGCATTGTGCATAGCTGCCCAGTGGTTGATATCATAAACATCAAACTCTTGAGATTGTGCTGCAGCACACCATGCCAATGCACCAACAACTACAGTAGCATAAATTTTAGTCATCCTTTTTCCTCACTACAACTGGTGCGATAACTCGATGGAACTCTCTGAAGTATTCCATTCGATCTTTTGCGTACTCGCGTTCTTTTTCTTTTTTCAAAACGATACCTCGTCTGTCATATACTCTGGTTCAAAACACACAGAGTAAGTAATTTCTTCTTTCCAATAAGAAGTATATAATTTTTTCCAGATCAGTTCAAATTCTTCAAGAGTTAAGTTTTTAAATAAAACCTTTTCCCCAAAATATATGTGATAAGATGAAGGTTGAGTCATTCTGCTGCTCTCCATTGTTTTCGCATACATTTGTATGTATCATTGTAAGCAACTATATCTCTTACCTTCTTAAATATTTGTGCGGATTTAGCAAAATCACAAGTAGCATGATCTGGTTCTTGGGGTCTTACATTACCTTCATCGTCATATTTCTTGCCTGTGCGATGATTAGCATAACGTCTTGAACGTGTAAAACCCATCTCTAAAAACTTACGACACATATCCATACCGATAAAGTCTTTCTCATCTCGGTAGTCAAGATACATTGCAAAGATTTTATTGGATGATTTTACTGCAATCTCTGGTGTCTTAAATCTCCAATGAGCACAGATATCGTTAGTATAAGGGCGAACCAGTAGAACTCCTT